TTGTGGGTCTACGTTGAAGAGCCCGTTCCTGCAGAACTGATGCGGAACGCACTCACTTCCATTTGCGACGTGGTAGGAGCACCAACAACAGAAGTGTTTCCGAAACAAGTTTCTCTCGAAGGCAAAACTTTCGGCAACTGCATACGTCTCCCTTACCCCAAGATCCGCTCAACGGGCCGCCAAGGCGTCCGCAAAGGATCGTGGTCCCTGAGACTAGAGGACTTCGTTGAAGCCGCCTACGACAGCAGAACAACGTCTGAGCATCTCACAAAAGCTGCTTTGCTGGCGAAACCCAAACCTAAACCTGCGCCGCTACGTCAAGAACGCCTCGGAAATCGTCGCGAATACCCAGTTTGGTTAGATGATCTACTCAAATACGGGCCATCAAGAACAAGAGAAGCCGTTGACAGGTCAGGAGCTCTTTGGACCATCGCCGTAGGTTTAGCTTTCGCCGGTCACGACGCCAGCGAAATGCGTTCCGTTCTAATCGGCTGGGACTCCCAATGGGGACAGAAATACACAAACCGTAGCGACGGGGACCTACAATACGACACACTGGTGTCGAAAGCTTTGACTCACGCCGAAGCCGAACAACAAAAATTCAAACTAAAGTTTAGGGGTACCACACATGGATCTTGAAGGAAGCCATTTCATTCACGTCTCGTCAAGACCCAAACCGAAAGAGCGGCCACGGTTAACGAAACGAGGCCACGCATTCACACCCAAAGCAACAAAAGATGCGGAACAATGCATCCGAGACGCTTGGGAAGCTTCAGGAAACCCAACTTTCGAAGGATCAGTTTCCGTTGTCATCGTTTACAGCAAAGAAAGCACCTCGATATGGGTGGCGCCCATGACCCTAGAAACAAAGAACTGGGGCGGCGATGTGGACAACCTAGTGAAACTCACATTAGATGGGCTTCAAGGTGAGGGAGGCGCTTTCCTCAACGACTCCCAAGTACGTCGAGTTGACGCAATCAAACTATGAACAACTACTCTTTAACCGAGCGTTTCAACGGAACGTGGGGCGACATAGCTGAAAGCCAGTTCGAAGCCGACTACCCCAACGCACTCCGCTACGGACTAAACAAACCCCCACTAGGTTGGGGGGTCGAACGACTACCTCTGATGATGAGGTACACACCTGACTACATTCTTCCCAACGCTTTAGCAGAAGTGCAAGGCTTCGGGAAGAACGGATTGAAAATCAAGTTCGAAAAGCTTCGCGCACTCGACTTGTGGAACCAACAACTTCCAGTCTATTTTTGGCTGTGGAGCTCAGCCCGATCTGATAGCCTGTGGGTGCCCCTCGAAGGGATTTGGGAAATTATCGATGGGAATAAAGTTACATTGGATTCTTACAACGACACGAAACGCGGTAAGGCGTATATCAAGATACGCCCTGGAGACTTGCCATGGGGTTCTCATGGCAGTCCGACGATACGGTAGACCGTCCACATACTCACGTCGAGTTCAACCCAGAGATCCACTGGAGGGCTGGTGGATGCCCCCTGACGAGCGAATAGAACTAACAACCGACGAAGATTTAGAAGAAGCGGTGTCAGAAGCGTTGCAAAAATGCTGCGAAGATGACATCGACCAAATGGTTGTCGAGTCTTTATTTATCGCAAACCTGAGTTTACGAAAAGCAGAAGATCTTACAGGGATTCCGAAAACAACTATTGCTCGGAGACGTGACGGGCTAAGAGTTCGTTTAGAAAACTATTTGAAACAAGAACCAAGTGTTCAAAAAAGATTAGTCACATCTCCTGCCCATCGGAAGCTATATCTATAAAGTCCATGAAGTGACCTAACCAACCGGCCACAAAGGAGCCCGCTCCCATGTTGCCGTCCTGTGCGTCTTGCCAAGCGCACACAAGTTCACTCACTTCTTCGGGGGTAAATACCAGAAGAATACCTAAACGCTCCTCGGCGTCTGGATCTTCTTTCACCCATTTGGCATGAGTACCATCGTCCATCTCGAAAAGATTTCTGTTTCGAAGAAATTCTTCCTCGACTTCGCGTTCCACAGTTTGACCAGCTTCGGCCATCCATAAGGACCACTTCTCTTCGAGATCTTCCATTGCACTAGCGTCCAAGTTTTGCTTTAGCGAGGGACTTGACGGAGGCAATTCCTGCTGCCGCCATAGCCGTTCCTGCCGCTTTGAGACTTGAAACATCAGTAACAACAAGAATAGCCAAACCAGCTTCGACGGCGGTCCAGATTGTTCGTTCAAACCAATCGCCCCAATCCATTTTCTTATTCATCTCAGTCACTTCTTTTTTCTCCTAGACTTTTTGGCTTCCGAATGAGCAATAGCCGCAGCTTGATCACGAGGATAACCTTCGGTTATTAGTTTCCCTATATTGTGTGAGATGGTGTCCCTTGAAGAACCTTTCTTCAACGGCATACTAATACCCTGAAGAACGCCGCTTAGATTTACGGGCAGGCGCTTTAGGTCGTTGGGGACGCTTAGGTCTTTTAGGTTTTTTCATTTGCCGAATGGACGGCCACCATGCGCCTGATTTCCCAGTGCAGTGGATCGGAGCCAAGCCGCATCACTTTTAGCTTTAGCAGCCATGTCAGCATTGTTTTCAGGCGATGACGAATTGTACAAATAGTCGTCCGCATCACCGAAAGTTTCTCCGAATTGTCCATATCCTTTGCCCTTAGGCATATTTCCATCTCCTCATTGAAGGAACAAAGCGTGAAAGGTTCTCACACCACACACACCATCGGGCTTCAAATAGCCCTGTGATCGTTGGAACTGCCTTAAAGCAGCCGTGGTCTTACGACCCCAAATGCCGTCAACAGGCCCAGGATCGAAGCCACGTTCGGCTAAACGCTCCTGAACCACACGAACAGCTTCACCCCGAGATCGACGCCAACGACTCAACGGTCGTCGAGCGATCTGAGCTTTAATGTTTTCCAAATAAACAGCAGCACGTTGCACTGTTTCCTGTTCAACTACACCATTCACCGGCATCCCCTGTTGCAACCAAGAAGTAAGAAACGATCCAGGGCACGATGTGGAACCCAGCTTTGAGTGGGGTTTAACCCACAGCTTTCCCCCATAACGGGCCTGAATTTCTTCTATCTTAGCTCTAATTAAACGCAAGTTCTCCTCTGCAACCTCTGTCGAACCCCATCCTGCATAACAAATGCTTTCTGTTCGAGAGTTCCATCCTTTGGTTGCACCCGAGATAACCCCTGCGCCACGGCCTTCATAAAGAACACCGTCTGAGATAAGCCAGTTGTATGCGATGCCACGCCAGCCTCTAGTTTTCATGTGGAAACGCTCGTAAGCTCTTACCGCATCTTCACCAGAAGGACCGTTCTTGACACCGCTGTGATGCAACACGATACCAACCACCCTTGACGGGCGTAGCCTAGAGAAAGGCTTTGCTGGCGGTGTGGCACCCCATTCGGTTCTGGAAACGTATCTCACTACAGGCTACTCAGGTGTGTCCCGCTAAATCTTTCGATTTTCTATATCAAGAATGTCTCGCATGTCGTTCGAGTGCCCAACTTGGTCTTTAATAAGCTGGTTTCTTCGTTCGGTGAAGTCGTTAACACGGAATCCGCCACCAAACAGAAACGACACCCAAGTAGTAGCGGCTCTCTTTCGTTTAGCTGTTTCGTTGCCAAACAATCTGCGATGCCGACCAAATATGGGAGATAACTGTTCAATCAAATAAATGTCGTGATCCCTCATTTTCCATTCGCCTTGATTGTTTTTTTCTGCTTTACCAAACATTTTTAGAGCAGACATCAACCCAGGCACAGCTTTATACGCAGCAGGGACCTGCTGGTATCTGCCACTAAACGGAATATCAGCAAACATCTGTTTCTTTGCCCAGATCTCGACAGGAGTTTTGATCCACGGGAATGTGCTACCAACAACAGTACGAGCCGCAGAAGTTGGTTCTTTAGTTAACTGGAACAACTGTCGGAACGGCGTGTCAGGGACAGCGTGGATTCGTCCACCAAACCTTCCACCCCATTTGAATGGTAACGCTATGCCCATCATTTCCGCATAATAGTCGGGAACCACACCTTCGTCGTCTTGACCGAGCTCCAAAGCCACTTTGGCTCGAAGGAACCCCGTCCACGCTTGCGGTTTCTTACCAAGAGACTCGATTAGTACTGGGATAATGTTTTTTTGCCACGTATAGAAAGGCACAACCGCTTTAATAGTTCGTTCAAGATTAGTGAGATCTTGATAATCGAAATGGAATTTGTTGATCGCATTCATTGCGTCTTGCGGACTGCCACCCTTTTTCATTATGTCAAACCCGAGTGCGCCACGAAGAACAAATTCTGCTCGTTCGTTTTGTGTACGGACAGCAGTGAACGGTCTAAAATCTGCACTGAATGGGTTCCATCCACCTTTCCATCCGTCTTGCAGTAACCCTTCCATAAACCCGAGCTTGCGGGTGCGTTCTAACGGCATTCTGTTTTGAAGAACGGTGCTTGTAATTTCAGACCAAGCTTGTCCTTGACCCACAACACCGCTTTCCAACAACTGGGCAAAAACTTCCCAATCTTCAACAGTGGCTTTTCTTGCGACACCCATCCCGAGGAACGGGAGACGAGTGTCTTTACCTTGAAGCGCTAATGTTCGAGCACCCAAAATTAAGTCATTCTCACCAGCGTTGGCGGCTGCTTGTGCCATCGCACCGATCCGACTGTGGGTCCCCATTTCCACGCCAGCGACCATACTGTTTATCATTGCGCCACCCATCAGGTTTCGCATAATAAACCCAGGAGAAGCAACGGCTTGAGCTTTCCACCAGTTCGCAACCTTCAGGTAAGCGTCCAACGCTTTAGACATTTTCCTTGGGTCAGATAAACCAGCGCTAGCAACAACAGCTTCTTCAAACAGTTTCCATCCGTCGTCGCTCATGCCGCCCATAAAGTAGCTTGGAGCTCCACCACCGCCACCACCTCGACCCCCAGGAACAAGACCTTGAGAAATTTGACGGTAAGATTGAGCGAAATTGGTGAGCGCACTTCCGTAAGCATCACCAAACGATGACATCATTACACGATTGTTCATTACCGCTCTAATAGCATCTTCCTGAGAAGCCGCAGCGCTAACCTGATCCAACACGTTAGGAGATTGGGCAAGTAACTCAAGTTCTTCCAGCAAATCTAGTTCTATTAATGCGGCAGCATTATCAAACTGCATGAGTTCTGCTGCAGCTTCCCATTCGTTGTCTCGTGCGACTTGAAGAACTGCAGCTTTCTCGTTTCTTGCCACTAACAGTCTTTCAAGGTGGTCAACTTTTTTGTCGAACTGTTCAAGAATGTTTGCTTGAACATTAAGTAAAGCTTCTTGTTTGATGTCAACTAAAGGCCGATCAGTGAAACCGATTGGGAGAATTCCTTGTTCAGTGGGTTCCACAGTGGACAGTTGCCGAGCAGCACCTTTCTGAGCTTTTCCTTTAGGGAGAAGTTCGTCGCTTAACTCGCCTTGTCGTATCTGGCGGCCCAACGCCGCAATAACGGGTTGCATTTGGGCCCGAAACCTTTGGACACGTTCTATTCGGGCTTGTATCCCAGCTTCATAATCGCCTTCACGTAAAATAATTTTCGCATTAATGACCTCATCCAAAGCTTCAACCATTGCCATATTTTCGGCGAAACTGCGGGCTTGAGGATGAGCGAACAACTCGTCGTTACCACTTTCAGCTACTTCTTTAACAACCTGTCGACGAACAGCAGCCGTATCCACATCTTTTCCAAGTTTCGCCATTACTGGTTCCTGCACAGGAGTAGGCCACGGTCCTTTACCTGGACCTCTCCACGACCCAGGCCCAGGAGGCCCCCAAGGAAATCCTTTCCCTGAAGCTCTCGGCTCATCAACAAACTCGTAGCCTGCGTCACGCCAATACTGGCGGCTCTGTGTGGCCCCAGTTATTCTAGCAACCGCAGCAGCATCGAACTCCGCTGGAGGGAACTCCATCCAAGATTGATTCGCTATTTCGTTATCAAGTCGAGATAAAGTTTCTAAAGCTATCGGATCTTGAGGATTGTATTCAAGATGATCTGTCCAAATGCGATGTTCCTGTTCTAAACGGTGCTTTCTCGCTGCTCGCAGCCCATCTCTTTCCGCAACAATCGCTTCAAGGTCATCCAAATGAAACTTTATTAGTTTCGGGAAATCCCTGTAAGCTTGCACCTGATCTGGGATGACGTTAAGTCCGCCTCCTTCGACGGCTTGGTCAAGAAGAGTAGCTAAAGACACCTCGTTGTAATCTGTAAGTTGGGTAACGTATTTGCGTTCTCGAACTTTAATGTCACCAAACAAGAACTCCAATATTTCTGTGGGATGCTCGTGTTCTAAAGCATCGACAGGGTTGACGTAGCCACGTTCGATCATCATGTCACGCAATAAAACTGGGTGCGTGTAAACAGTTTTGCCTGAATCAGTGTAATGAAATGGGCCACCATCAACATGCAAATTGGAAACATGGGTGTCGATGTTCGATCTTTGCCTTTGTAAAGTTCCCTCCCACCCCTCATAGGGTCGCCCATGAATGGCAGCAACAATATCGTCAGCAATTTCGGTGTTACCGAACTTTGCTGCTAACTGGGCGTGGATCTCTTTACCGTTATCCCAACCATCGTCAAATACGAGTTGAAGATCTTCTATCTTGCCGCCGGTACGAAGTTGCCTAGGGTCCCCCCAACGAGAATCAAGCCTTCTTTGTGTTCTGGAACCGCCCGAAATTATTTGATCTAAAGACTTGATAATCCCATCGCTGATTTCGTTAACATAAGCATCCCATTCCACTTCTGTCATTTCAGCCAACGGCTTCGGCGGAACAGCCCCTGATATGTCAAAAAAGTTAACGTAACCATACGGTTCACGCCAACCATCTTCAGGGGGAATAGTTTTCCCTGTCA